CTCCCTCGTCGCTCGGCAACGTCGTCGTCCGCCTCGCCGACCAGATCGGGCTCACCCCGGCCGGGCTGAAGGAGAACGGCTGGGCGATCGCGCCCCCCGAGGCCGCGAAACGCGCATCGGCGAAGACGACCACCGCCAGGAAGGCTCCGGCGAAGCGGCGGCTGAGAGCCGGCCCCGCCGATGCCGCCACCTGAGTTCGTCGTCGACTTCCCGACCCTCGGGGACCTCGTCGACGGATGGATCGAGCAGCACTGCCTCGTCCCCGACGGCTTCACCCGCGGCAAGCCGTTCAAGGAGTACGACTGGCAGTTCTGGTGCACCGCCAACCACTACCGCGTCCGCGAGGACGCCCGGTGGATCCCGGACCGGCCGCTGCTCAACCAGGCGTTCGTCAACCGACGCTCGCAGGTCGTCGCCCCGCAGAAGACCGGCAAGGGCCCGTGGTCGGCGACGATCACCGCCAACGAGGCCGTCGGCCCGTCACTATTCGCCGGCTGGGCCGGCCGCGGTGAGGTCTACGACTGCGCCGAGCACGGCTGCAGCTGCGGCTGGTACTGGGAGTACGAGCCGAACGAGCCGAAAGGCATGCGTCACCCCTCGCCGCTGATCCAGCTGACGGCCACGTCGCAGGAGCAGGTCGACAACGTCTACCGGCCGCTCACGTCGATGATCCACATGGGGCCGCTGAAGCAGCTGCTCAAGGTGCGGGAGAACTTCATCCGCATCGTCGGGCGCAGCGACGACCCGGACATGGACCGCATCGACGCGGTCACCTCCAGCGCACTGGCGCGGCTCGGCAACCCGATCACCTTCGGGCTGCACGACGAGACCGGGCTCTACACGGCCGCGAACAAGATGCGCAAGGTCGCAGAGACCCAGCGTCGCGGCGCGGCCGGCATGGGCGGTCGCACCATGGAGACCACCAACCCGTGGGACCCGGCCGAGAACAGCGTCGCGCAGACCACCTACGAAGCGGTCGCACCTGACGTCTTCAAGTACTACCGGCCGCCCCCCATCACGCTGTCCTACACCGACAAGCGCGAGCGCCGCCGAATCCACGCCTACGTCTACGCCGGCTCCGCGCACGTCGACCTTGACTCGATCGAGGCCGAAGCCGCCGAGCTGATAGCCACCGACCCGGCGCAAGCCGAACGGTTCTTCGGCAACCGGATCGTGCACGGTCTCGGCACCTGGATGCCCGCCGGACTGTGGGAGAGCCGGCTCTCTGACCGCGAGCCCGGCAACGCCATCTGCTTGGGGTTTGACGGGTCGACCAGCGGCGACTGGACTGCGCTGCGCGCGGAAACCTTCGACGGCCACCGGTTTACCCCCACCTACGGGCCCGACTCACGCCCGACCGTGTGGAACCCGGCCGAGTGGGGCGGATCCATCCCGCGCGGTGAAGTCGCCGCCGCCATCGAGGAAATCTGCCGGCGATACCGCGTCGCCCGCGCCTACTGCGACCCGCGGGACTGGCAGACCGAGATCGGTGAATGGGCGCTGCGCTACGGCGACGCCGTCTTCGTCGAATGGGCCACCTACCGGGTCGTGCAGATGCACGCCGCGCTCGAGCGGTCGGTCACTGACCTCGCGTCCGGCCGGTCCACCCACGACAACTGTCCGCACGCCGCGACGCACATCGCCAACGCCCGCAAGATCGCCAAGCCCGGCGACCGCTACATCCTCGGCAAACCCGCCGACCATCAAAAGATCGACGTCGCGATGGCCGACGCGCTCGTCCATGAAGCCGCGGCCGACGCCCGAGCCGCCGGCTGGACCGGCCAACCCACCACCACCTACGGCTTCGCGTCCGCCTGACCACCACCCCCCGGGAGGGCTACGAGTGAGCCTGCCCGACGACGTCTCGATGCCCGATGAAACCCGCCATGCCCGCGCGATGGTCAACCAGCTGTCCCAGCAGCTGCTCATGCGCATCGGCGAAGTCACCCGGTGGCAGGACTATTACGACGGCAAGCAGCCACTGAAGTTCGCCACCGAGGAGTACCGCAAGTTCTTCGGCGAGCAGTACGCCGGCTTCCGCGACAACTGGTGCGCACCCGTTGTCGACACCCTCGCCGAGAAGCTCACCGTCGCCGGCCTCAAGGTGCCAGATGGCACCGAGGGCGGTGACGACGTCGCCGACCGCGACTGGGCTCGGGTCTGGGCCCTGAACGAAGGCCGCGAGCAGTCCTCGCAGGCGTTCGTCGAAGGCTGCATCGCCCGCCGGTCCTTCGCGATGGCCTGGGGCAACAACGACGACCCCGACACTCCCGACATCACCTTCGAGTCACCCGACGAGGTGATCGTCGGCTACGAGCCTGGCTCTCGCCGCAACCGCAAGGCCGCGCTCAAGCAGTGGACCGACGGCGAGTACAACTACGCCACCCTCTACACGCCCACCCACCTGTGGAAGTGGCAGCAGCGGATCTCCAACGAGTCCAAGCTGTGGACCCCCGACCCGCAACTCAAGTCACAGTGGGAACCAAGGTTCGTCGCCGGCGACGAGATCTGGCCGATACCCAACCCGGCCGGCGTCGTCCCCATCGTCGAACTCGCCAACCGACCGCGGCTGCGCAGCGAACCGCTGTCCGAGGTCGAAGGCGTCGCCGCGATGCAGGACGCCATCAACGCGCTGTGGGCCTACCTGTTCACCACCGCCGACTTCGCCGCGTTGCCCCAGCGCGTGCTGCTCGGCGCGACCCTGCCGCAGCTGCCGGTGCTCGACAAGGACGGCCAGCCCACCGGGGCGTTCAAGCCCATCGACCCCGACGCCTGGATGAAAGCCGCCGCCACCCGGCGAATGATGGCCTTCGAAGGCGAGAACGCGAAGGTCGGGCAGTGGGACGCCGCGGACCTCGACGCCTTCACCAAGGTCATCGAGTTCGCCGTCGGGCACGTCGCCGCGCAGTCGCGCACCCCCGCGCACTACTTCGTCACCGGCAAGATCGCCAACATCTCCGGTGACGGGCTCGTCGCCCTCGGCCAGGCGCACATCTCCAAGGCCCGCGAACGCGCCGTCTACCTCGGCTCCGGGATCCGCGAGCTCGCCGCCGTCCAATACCTGATGCGCGGCGACGAGGCCCGAGCCAAAGCCGCCCGCCTCGGCCGCGTCGAGTGGTGCGAGTTCGAGACACCGTCCCGCGCGCAGACCGCCGACTACGCCGTGAAGCTGCGCCAGTCGGAGTTCTCCTTCGAATACGTCGCCGGGCAGATCATCAGCGACCCGGTCGAGCTCGCCGACGAGATCGCCCGGCACAACCGCGAGCAGGCGCAGAAGGCCGCACTCCTCGAGTTCGGACCCAAGCCGCAACTCGGCACACAGGACGGCCCCCCGGCGGAAGCGTGAGACCTCTCGCCGACATCGCCCGCGAGCAGTACTCCGCCCGCCAGCTCCTCGCCCGCAGGGCCGTCCTCGCCGCCCGCAAAGCCTGGTCGACCGTCGACCCGACGGCAATCCGCGCGACCTGGCATGCCCACGCCGGCCCCGCCGTCGTCCGCATCGTCACCGGCGCTCAGCATGACGCGGCCGCCACCGCTGACAGCTACGTAGCAGCCGCGCTGAAAGCCCAAGGCCAACCTGACAACCCGGCGGGCGCGATCGTCCCGTCAGCGTTCGCCGGCACCGCCTCCGACGGCCGGGACCTCGCGACCCTGTTGGAACTGTCCAACGTCTACGCACTGCAACAGATCACCCGCGGTGCGACCCCGGTGCAGGGCCTCGGCTACGGCGGCCGCTGGCTAGCCCAGATCGTCGGCACCCAGGTCCTCGACGCTGGCCGGGCCGCGAACGGCGCCGCGATCGCCTCCCGTGCCCACGTCGCCGGCTACATCCGCGTCCTCACCCCACCGTCGTGCTCGAGATGCGCGATCCTCGCCGGCGTCTGGTACCGGTGGCGCGCCGACTTCGAACGCCACGCCTCTTGTGACTGCACCCAGGTGCCAGCCGGCGACGAGGAGAGCCGCGGTCTGCGCACCGACGCGATGGAGCTCTTCCGCGCCGGGCAGATCAGCGACCTGTCCGCCGCCGACACCCAAGCCATCCGCGCCGGCGCCGACATCAACTCCGTCGTCAACGCCCACCGCGGCATGTACACCGCCGGCGGTCGCACGTTCACCCGCGAGGGCGCCACCAGCCGTGGCTTCGCCGGCAAACGCCTCGGCTCACTCGTCAAGCAAGGCGGCCGCTACACCGCCTCGACGATCCCGCGGCTCACCCCCGAACAGATCTACCGCGACGCCCGGAGCCGGGCCGACGCGATCGAACTGCTGCACCGCTTCGGCTACATCGACTGACCCGAGCCCGCAACGGGCCCGGACCGATCCCGCAAAGGGAGCCCCATGCTGCACAGCCTCACCGTCGACGGTCCGACCATCGACGAACTGCTCACCCGTAACCGCACCCTGTTCGGTGACCTCCGGATGGAGCTCACCGACGAGGAGAAGGCCAAGGCCGCAGCTGACGCTGCAGCGGCAGCCGACGACGACGAGCTCACCGACGAGGAGAAGGCCAAGGCTGCAGCTGACGCTGCAGCGGCAGCCGACGACGACGAGCTCACCGACGAGGAGAAGGCCAAGGCCGCCCTCGGAGACCCGGGCAAGCAGGCGCTGGACCGGATGAAGACCAAATGGCAGAAGGAACGCGACCGTGCACGTGCGGCGGAGACCGCCCTCGCTGAAGCCACAAAGAAGAAGCCGGCCGAAGGCGACCCCGTCGACGCCGACGCGATCCGCGCAGAAGCCGACAAGGCCGCAACGGCCAAGGTCAACCAGCGCATCATCCGCTCAGAGATCCGGGCCGCAGCCGCCGGCAAACTGGCGGACCCGAAGGACGCCCTCACACTCCTGGGGGACCTGTCCCGATTCGACGTCGACGACGACGGCAACGTCGACGAGGACGAGATCGCCGACGCGATCGACGAGCTGCTCAAGAACAAGCCGTACCTCGGGGTCACGCAAGGTGACAGCAAGCGATTCAAGGGCGGCGCCGACGCCGGTCCTCAAGGCAAGGGCAAAGCGGGCAAGCCGCAGCTCACCGAGGCCGACGTGAAGCGACTGTCCGCGCAAGGCAAGCACGCCGAGATCGAACAGGCCCGCCTCGACGGCCAACTCAACACCCTGCTCGGCATCACCTGACCTGACCATCCCGCAGCCGGGCCCGCACGCACCACACGTGACGGGCACCTCGGCATGCGTTCACACGAGGAGCACCAACCCCCATGGCAGTTACCAAGTTCCAGCCCGAGGTGTGGGCAGCCACCCTGCTGTCCGTTCTCGCCAAGGCACTGGTCTTCGGCGGCGCGTCCGTCGTCAACCGCAACTACGAAGGCGAGATCAGCGCCTACGGCGACACCGTGCACATCGTGTCGATCGCCGACCCGACGATCTCCGACTACACCAAGGACACCGACCTCACCGTCGAGGTGCTCACCGACTCCGAGCAGCTGCTGACGATCGACCAGTCGAAGTCCTTCGCATTCGAGATCGATGACATCGACATGCGTCAGTCCCGCAACGGTGGCGCCCTGATGTCCGAGGCAGCGCAGCGCGCCGGCTTCGGCCTGCGCGACGTCGCCGACAGCTACATCGCCGGCAAGATGGCCCGCGGCGCGCAGTCGGCCAACAACCTGGGCACCCTGTCCATCGCGGCCACCGCGACCGACGCCTACGACAAGGTGCTCGTCCCCCTGCGGACCAAGCTCAGCCGGGCCAGCGTGCCCACCGAGGGCCGCTACGTCATCGTCCCGCCGGAGTTCCACGAGAAGCTCTTGCTCGACAACCGCTTCATCAAGGTCAACGAGGCCGGCACCACGGACGGCCTGCGCAACGGCATGGTCGGGCGCGCCGCCGGTTTCGACATCCTCGAGTCGAACAACACCCCCAACGCGGTCCGCACCGTCACAGACGGCGTCACCACGTCGGGCAACAAGATCGTCACATCGGCCACCGCGGTGTTCTCCGCCACGGACGTCGGCGCGAAGATCTCCGGCACCGGCATCCCAGCCAACACGACCATCGCGTCGGTGCAGTCGGCGACCTCGGTGACCACCTCGGCCAACTCCACGGCCGACGGCGCCGGCGTCTCAGTCACAGTCGGCACCACGGGGTCCAACCTCGTCATCGCCGGCTCCCCGATCGCGACGTCCTACGCCGAGCAGATCAACAAGGTCGAAGCCTTCCGCCCCGAGAAGCGGTTCGCCGACGCCCTCAAGGGCCTGCACCTGTACGGGGCCAAGGTCGTGCGCCCGGAGGCCCTCGCCTCCGCCAGCGTCCTGACCTCCTGACCCACCCAGCCCAACCAGTAGGGAGAGCTGATCCGGCATGACGTCCTTCGCCACGCCGGATCAGCTCGCCGCCACTCTCGGAATCGCCACGCCGACCGACCCCCTCGTAGTCGGGCAGTGGAACGCGGCGCTCGCCGACGCGTCGGGCTACCTGCGCACCGTCGTGGGGCAGCCGGTCACAGCCGGCACCGCGACTCTCGACCTGCTCACCGACAACCGCGGTGTCGCTGACATCTGGCTCGTCCCGATCACCGCCATCACCAGCGTCACCCTCGCCGGCGTCACCGT